TCATTTGCTTGGCTGCGGCGGTACTGCCGGCCTCTTAATCGCGCGGTTGATGAGCGCGCGCGCTTGCTCGTTCGTCTGTTCGACGGTCTGCTTTGCTGCCTCTTTGGCGACGGCTTTCGCCACGGCTGGCGTTGCCACAGCGGTTTGCTGTTTCTTCTGAATCTCGCTGGTGCGTTTGCCGACGAGGGCTAGCTCTTGCGTAAGGTCTTTGATGCGTTCTGACTGTTCGCTGATACGCGCCGACTGTTCGGTAATGCGGTCGGTCTGTTCGCGTAGCAGCGAGTCGACGGCTTGCTGCCGCAGGTCGTAGGCTTTCGTTAGGTCGGTGACGCGCTCAGTGCAAAGCTGTGACATAGACGCTTGCACGCTATGTACGCGCGCATCAGTCCGATTAATCTCTTCGCTGTCCTGCCATGCACGCAGCGACCAGCCAAGCGCGAAGACGGCGATTAGGACAAGCAGGATGCCGAGCGGGCCATCCATATGCGCCCACAGCCGGCGCGCGCGTTCCCGAAAAGCAATCATCGCGCTACTCCTTCGGAAGCCGGTTCACAGCATCGGTGAGGCGTTGCACCTCTCGCTTAAGCTCCGCCACCTGGCCGCGCAGCTCTTCGAGTTCGCGCGTTGTCTCCGTAGTGCGGTTCTCTGCCGCCTCGCGCAGCTCCCTTTCTTTGACGACCTGCGCCCATGCGTTGTCATAAAGGCCTTTCCAGTTCTCCACCGCAGCGGCTAGCGTCTTGAGCGCTGCCTCTTCTGTCGTGCCGATCTGGTGTTCGAGCTTGAGCCGCGACCACGCGCGAAAGATGAGGGCAGAGCCGACAACGAGCGTGCCGGCGATAGTCCCGAGGACTGCGCCAATATCCCCCATTGCTCCCCCCCGTTCCGTCTTATCACGTTAAGCGCACACAATCACAGATCGCCGCTGCGTGCTGACGCCCCCGGCGATTGCTGCGGTAGCGTTCGCCGTGGTTACAGTGAGCGCGCCGCTAAACGTTTCCGCGCCCGTCATGCTGGCAGTAAAGGGCGCGAGCGTGGCCGAGCCGGCCCCCGTTGTCGGCTCGAATTCAATGTTCAGCGTGTTAAAAGGCGGTGGCACATATCCCGGCGCAGAAAAGTCGGGATCGACGTCGTTAAAGGTCGGCGGCGTGTATGGCATGGCATCAACCCGGCGTGACGCGGTCGTAGGCTACGGCGCGGTACGTCGTCGGATTGAAGGCGACCACGTAGACGTCTTTGAAATAGCCCCCGCAGTTGATCGAGTAAGCGCCGCCGCCCGCCGTCGTCGCCTCGCCCAAGAATTCGCCCGTAACCTTGGCGTAGGCGCGCACGAGCAGGCCGTTCGTTGCGACGCCGCCTACAGTGACGATGCCCGATACCGTGCGCGCCGCAGTGGTCGGCGCCTTGCCTAGTTGAACGTTCGACGCGGCGGCCGGCGTCAGCGCAAAGGCAGGGGCCAAACTGTTGAGTTTCTGGCCTGATGCCGTGCCCCCGGCATTCGTGCCGACCGTGTACCAACGCTGCGTCTGCGTCGCCCAATTGGTTTGCACCGTCACGGTGTCAGCGACAGTCCAGTTAGTACCGTCATCGGAATATTCCAGCGTCCACGCCTTCGGCGCTTGCGTGGTGCTTTGGCTTGACGCGGTGACGCCATAGACGGCAATGTCTACCGGGCTCGCGTACTGGTACTGTAGCCAGCCGGTACTAGTCGTCGCTTGCCAGTACGTCGCGGAATTTTGATCGAACCCATTGCTCGCGGATTGCGCGCCGTTGGTAGTAGACGCCGAAGCCGTGCCCCCGGTCGAGGCATGGCTAGCGGCGCCGGCAACGTATAGGCTCAGGTCGGCAATCGAAAGGTTGGCCGACCCGTTATTGGCCGATACGTTGATGCGCCAGTACGTATGTGCGGCCATGGTTTTTAGCTCCAGGTGTCCGAATACTCCACTACGATTTGTCCGTTGCCTTGGCTCGCGCTGTCATTGCGGAAATTAAGGGCAATGAACGATTTACCCGCCATGTTTCCGCTGCCGGTAAAGAGGTCGCCGTGGCTGAGCGGTTGGGCATGGAGCGGGCACCAAAGCCCTTTCATGTAGCCGCGCACGCAACTGGTATGCCCAAGCCACAACGGGGCGAGTTCTAGCGCGCTATCCGGCGAATTCGGGTAGGGGACATAAGAGGTCAGCGAGCCCGTGACAAGGCTTGTGCCTTGCCCTGCAAGCAGCGAGGTAAATTTACTGAACGCGATTGACCCGCCGACCCCCGTCCAGTTGCGCGCCACATAATGCCCGTTCGACGTGGCAGTCAGCGGCGTAAGACCGCCGTTGATCCATGGGACCATGTCGTAGTTACTCGCGCCGCTGTTTTCCAAATAGCGCCCAATGATGGCGCAGCGGTAGGGGTCGCCGCTCTTATAAGAGAAAAAATCCCCAAACGCGAAAGCAAATGCACACCCCGTTATGTCGCCGGTGTCCACAAACACATAGAGGCAAGACCCATCAGCGACGATATACCAAGGGCGCGCCGTGCTATTGGCCGTGGCCGATTTCCGGCATGCAATACCAAAGGAACTTTGCGCAGCGGTCGGGAACGGCCCGGTTCCGGTGCTGACCGCCGTCATTGCCTCATAGCCGCGCATGCGCGCGTCAGTGGCCGACGCCGGCGCGTTGTCGTTCACGTCCAGATAGAACCCGGTGTTGCCGCTGGTGTCCATGCGGTACGAGGCGGTATTGGTCCCGCTATATGCCTTCGTCCATCCGGCCGCAGTCTGCGAGCCGTAGCCGTTCACAAGCACGGCATCAAGCAGCGCAACGAGCGAACCGACTTGCCCCGTCAAGGTCGGGGCGCTTGCATCTGTTGAGCGATAAAGGCGAACAGTCATGATCGGTCCTTAATGAAAGTTGGCGGCGTTACGCGTTGCCGGCAGTAATGGTTGCGGCGGTAACGCTCACGGTCGCGCCGGTAACGATGCCCGTAGCGTTGAGAACTAAGTCGGTCCCGGACGTGCCCACGTCCAAGTCGATAAGGAACGTGCCGCCCGACGTCGTCAGGCGCGCCCACGTCGCAGTGCCGGTCGCGGTCGCGGCGGCGTTGGAAATCGCATTGAGCGTCAGCACGCCGCCCGCCGCACCAGGGGCGAGGGTCGCGCTACACGTCAGCGCCGCAAGCGCCGTCGTCGCGCTGCCGCCCGTGGCCGGGCGCGTGCCGTTGTAGACCGTCAGCACGGCATTAGCGCCTGCGGCCGTCGTGATTGCGTCGAGCATGGCGTTACGTACCGCCGTCGAGATTCCAAGCGTCATGATTAACCCCCGTTACGGGCGAGTGCCCGCGAACGTAAATGAAAGGTCCGAAAGCGTTGCGTCGGCCGTCGCAGGCGTTTCCAGCGTCAGCAAGTCGGCCGTCGTGAAACTCGTTGAGGACGTGATAGACAGCGTGGCGACGGTTGCGCCCGCTGCCCATGTGAGAGTGCCAATCGAAACGCCCTCTTTTTTAATCGTGTACGCGGTCGAGCCCGTCGCCGCAACGCGCGATTTGCCGCCGCCCGATGCGCCGGACGGCAGAGTCCACGGGCGCGGGCTGTAGAACGACCAAACGATTTCACCGTTCTGCGAAAGCCCGGCGACATACCCGCCTACGTCGTAGGGGCCGACCGATACGCCCGCAGGCGCATAGCAGCGCAAGTCGGTGTAGCTCGTGGCAGTCGTGGTGCCGGTGACGACGCTATAGAGCCCGACAGTGCCGGCCGGGACGCCGGTCGTATTCACGCTTACCGCGCCGGTTGCCGCGTTGGCGTAGATATAGTTTGTGGTGCTCGCCGTCAGCGTAACGGTGCCATTCGCGACGGCGTTGCCGTTGTAATAGCCGCCGTAATATCCCCACGTAAGGCCGTTCGTCGTGCTCGCGCGCCGGCCCCAAATCATCGCCGGGCTAGCGGCGTCGAAGTTCGCATTAACGACAACCTCTTTGCTTGCCTGATTGGCGCTGATGGTATCGAGTAGCGTCGTGCTGTTGGACATTGCATCACCTCACGATAGACGCCGTGGCGGCACGACCAACCACGCCTAAGTCACTGTTCTGGTAAATCGAAAAGCTGATGGTGTTGCCGGAGCTAAACCCATCGGCAGTGATGTTTGCTGCTGTGTACACGTAGGTTTGTGCAGCCGTCACGATGACGGTGCGTTTGACCGTTGAGCCGCTTTTAATCGTGAGCGTGTAGCTTTCTGTTTGCTGGTCGAGCGGCACATCAGTACCGTTGCGCCACGCTGCATTGACCCGAGCGCGTCGCGTCCAGAAGAGCGAAATGTCGGACGTACTTGCGTCTGAGCCTTTCAGCGCGCGGAACATGACAGGCCCGAGCGGCTGCACGCGCTCATTGACCGGCACTAGCGTTTGCTTCGGGCCGGGTTGCGTGCCGTTGATGTTCGCTAGCCGCGCCTCAAAGTAAAGCGTCGTGCCAAGGTCGCTCGAATTGATGCCGGCGGCTACGATCTTGCTCGGGTCAAGAAAGACGAATCGGTCGCCGTTGCCGTGCGTCGTCATCGCCCAGTCAGTACCCGCGACGCCGCGCACGAAGCCGCTGAGCTGGTAAGTGTTCGCAGCAGTGAGCGTCGCATTGCGGAAGAAGACAATCTCGTCGCCGATAACAGCGGCATTGGCGCCTGCAAGGAAGTTCGCATAAGTGACCGACGACAGCGAGCCAGACAGCACGCTAACTGTGACCGTGCTCAGCTCGTCGGGCTGGTTGCCGCCGGTGAAGTTCGGCAGCACGCCTAACACTGTCCCAATCACCGACGCCTGCGATATCGCGACAAGGTCGGTAAAGCTCAAGCCGTCGCGAGAGATTTCGACAATGCACCCCGGCCACGAGTCGGCGTAACCGCAAGCGCCCAGGTACAGGCCCGGCGTGGCGTCTTGATCGCGCAGCGGCGGCACGTCGAGCACAGCGAGCGCTGTAGCGCCGGCGTATGCGATGGGTTGCGGCGTGAAGCCTGCCGGCGGCGCGCCGACCGCGGTTGATGTGTAGACCGCCGGCAGCTCCGACACAGCGCCCCATTTCAAGACGCCTTGACCGTCATAGCTGACCGAAGTCAGGCGCACGGTATAGCTGACGCCGTCGCCTTCGAGCGTTACAACGTCGTTCGGCTCGTACTTGAGATAGGAAAGCGGCGTCTGGAAAGTGAATTGCTCGCGCGCGAGCCACGTCGCCCACAGCAGCGATTGCGCCTTCTGCATGGCTTGATCGTCAGTGAGGACGACAGCCAGATTCGCCGCGCTCTCTTTGTTCGAAAGCGTCGTCGTGCGGAATGCTGTTTGCGTGCCGGGGTGGTAGTCCGAATGCGCGCCGATGTACGTCAGCGCGAGCGACTTCGGCAGGTCGATTTCTTGCAGACGGATGACCTCAATCGGCGTGATGTTGGTGTCGTCACCGATGGCAGTCGACGCGCCAAGGTCGGCATACGCGAACGTGCCGACAGCAGCGCCGCCGCGCTTCACGAACTTGAGTTTGCCGTCCGAGTCTGTAACGTCAAAGAAATACGCCGCCATGAGCGCGGCCAAGTTGTCGCGCGGTGTCGCGTTCGTCGTGATGGCGTAGCCGATAACACGGTCGGTCAATTGAGACACATCGTATTGCGACGGCGAAAGACCGGCACGAGCGCAGATATCCGCGACGACGGTCGACAGTGGCACCGAGGCGTCCGTTGTGGTCGCGTAGCCTAATTGCAGGTAGCTGAACGTGGCGCTAGAGTTCGCGCCGTAGCCGAACAAGATATAACCCGGCGATACGACTTGCATCATGCTCGGCGCAAACGGTAGACCGGTGACACCTTCGGCGAGTTTGGTTATCACGCCGGACACAGCATCAAAGACGTAAAGCCGACTGCCGCCGTACATGTAGATATGCCGGTCGTCCACGACATGCCCGCAGGAGCTACCGCCGGCCAGCTTTGAATCAAGCGTTGAGCCTGGCCATGTATTGACCAGCGCAAGAGTGTTCGCGTCAAACTGATAGATGCTGCCGCGCGTCGTTTCCGCGCTCACGTCGACCGCGTACAGATACGCCGACGTGACACCCAATAGCAGCACGCAATACGACGGATCGGTCGACGCGACGATTTGCCCTGTCTGCCCGGCGAGTGCGAAACCGTCTGAGTCCGTCGGCATGAGCGAGCATTTCACAATGCGCCAATCGGGGCCGGCAATTGCCGCCGTAGCGTAGAGCCAAACGCCGCTCTTAATGTAGTTCCGGCCTGTGCCTGCGACCCAACTCGGCAGACCAGCAGCGCCGAGCATGAGCGTGCCGTCTGGCCTGTACCAGCCCCATACGCCGTACACGGAGTCAGGGCAAAGCATGCCGGGTTCGTCGGCCCAGCCGCCAGCCTCAGCGACCCAATTCGGCGCGTTCGTCGGCGTGAGCCGTGCAGTGTAGGTAAATGGGTTCGTAAAGCTGCTGCCGTACGGCGTGAGCTGGCCGACGTAGAGGCCTGAGTAGTTCGTCCAATAGCCGAGGCTCATGAACGTTGCGCCCTGCGGCGTCAGGCCGCTTATCTGGCCCATGTCCTGCCCCGGCGTCTGCGTGTACGTCGACATGGTCACGCCGGTATATGTGGGCGCGACGTTCGTTATGACTTCAAACGAGAACGACGGTAGATAGCTGCCCCACGGTGACAGGTCGAGTTCATTAAAGACAACGTAGGCCATGCCGCGATGTGCCGGGACATTGCCGACGCCTAGCGCCGATTCCATCGTCGGGTCGGGCAATTGCGCTTCGTCGCCGTTGTAGACCTTGAAGTTCGACACCATCTGATTGCTGCCGCTGATGGCTTCGAAGTTCGACGGGTTCGAAATGTCGTAAATCAGTTTGCCGTTAGCCCAGATGCGACGCACGCCGGAAATTGGCCCTTCACATAGGCCGATGGCAAAGCTCATCGTTACTGTGCTTTGCTGCGGACCTTTGCCACCGGCGCCTTTGCCGCCTGATGTGTGCTGCGACGGCTGGCCCGCCCAAATCAAATTACCGCCGACACGAAACAGGCCATACACGCGCGGGATAAATTTCCCGTATGCGCTGTCTTGCAGGCGCAAATCATTGATGCGCGGCGCAGGCGTCTTCGGAGGAAAGACTACGCCGCCGATTGCAGCGCCGATCATAAAGCCGGCTTGAATCGCCATCGGGTTGCCATAGCTGACAACCCCGCCAATGACAGCGCCGACGACGCCTAGCGCGAGCTGCCCGACCTGACCCATTATTCAACCCCAGCGATGTGATAAGCGGCGGCAATCTGCGCGCGCCAACGCTCGTCTATGCGGTGCTCGATCACGCGCCGATTGATCGCGAACGCGTGAATAATCGTCTCTGGCCCGGTCACTATCGCGAGGTGGACCGGGCTGTTATTCCAGGCGAACAGCAGCACATCAGCGGGGCCAGCCTCCGCGACTGGTATCGGCTGCATCAGCCGATTGCAATGCTCACGCAACGAGACCCCATCGGGCCGGCGCTCATAGTTCGTAAAGTCGAAGTCGATCAAACCGAGCGCGCGCGCTGTTTCCAAGACGAGGCCGACGCAGTCGCACGCGAGACCCTTAAAGCGGCCTTGATGCTGCCACGGCGTGTGTAGCCATGTGCGGGCTTCGCCGACGAACTGGTCACGCGTAATCATTTGCTTTGCGGGCGCAGGATCGTGTCAAGGCCCGGTACATACGGCTCGCCGCGAAAGTTGACGACGTTGTTAAAGCGGTATTTGCATGTGCCGAAAGTGCGGTCGCAACCGGCAGTGATGGTGTAGGTATCGCCCGGCTCGACCGGGAACGGAAACGGCAGGGCGACAGTAACGAAGCCCGGCGCAAACGCCTTTACCTCTGCGCTATAGCCAGCGTTGTCGCCGCTGGTGAATGTCACCTTGCCGTATGCGAAGTAACCGATTGAATAGCTGTACGAGAGAAATAGCTGTTTCGTCGCGTCGCCACTATTGAACGTGTAGGTACCGTCGCCGGCCACGCTGTATTGCTTGCTGCCGGGCGAGCCTGCTACTTGCGTCCATGCCGAGCCTGCCGAGTCCTTTACGCTCAAGTTCGCAACGAATGCGCCGCCAGTCGGCGGCACGACTTTGATCGTGTACGGCGCCGTCGTGGGAATCGTGCGGCCTGTCGTGTCGGCAAAGTCGACAGTCGGCCCGGTCTGCGTCAGGCTCGGGTCGGTCCAGGTGTAAGCGTCCGTGACCGTGTCGACAGTGCCGCTAGCAGTCAGCGGCCCGAGGTCGACTTTGCAGCGTGCATCGCCGAGCGTTGCGCGACAGCTCGCGCCGTAGAGTTCGCCCGATGGCTGCTGCATCAGTTGCGAGAGCGACCGAATTTCAACGCGATACTGGCCGTTAAGCAGGGTCACTTGCCCCAAGACGCCCGACGCCAGCACGGCCTCACCCATGCTCAAATCAGCGTAATTGACGAGCGAGATAGAGACCGTGGCGTAATCCCACACGCCCGCCTCAAGGTCGACTTTCGTGACTGGGCTAAGCTCAAAGATCGAAGAGAGTTCAAGATTGCCGGTCGAAAGGTCCGAACTCGTTTCGACTTGCGAATGGGTATAGCCGCCTGTCGACGTGTACGTCAGACCGCCATAGGTCAAATCGCGGTCAAGATCGGTAAAGCCGAATATTTGACCATCCCGCCGCGTGACCTTCCATAGCGTGCAAATGGTCTGCACGTCGCCGGCAAGATGCGCGGCGAGCGGGGCAGATATCGAGCGCATGACTAAACCCGGATTTCGATAATCGGGACTGAACCCCAATCGACAAGCAATTCGCCATTGGAGCCGCTACGGTCCACGATTTGCTTTTTCATCTCGTCAATATCGAAGCGAACAGGCACGTCGAACTGGCCTGCCCACGTCAGCACGTCCGAGCTTTGCGGATAGAGCTTCGCCGCGCCACCGCTGCCAGTGTTGCCGGTAGTGTTCGCCGCGATGGTTATCTGATTCGTGCCGACCGCTGTGATTTGCCACAGCTTGCCGTTTAGCGTCGTGCCGAGCGTGCCGCTAACGCCGCTCACGCCGACATACTTGCCAACGGCTGCGCCAGTGAGAGCCGCACCGAAGCTAAGCACCGTCACTGCGCCAGGTGTAAAGCCGGTGATGTTCTGCGACGCGTCGGCGCCGAACGTCACTAGGCCGGTCGTGGTGTCTAGCGAATACTGGCCGGCGCCGCCGCCAGCAGTCACCGGCGCCGCATTGCGGAAGAGCTGCGCAGTGCCGACGACAGGCTTTGTGATGGTGCGTAGCTCACTGAGAGCGCCGCTAACGTACGCCTTGCTGAGCTGAAAGACGCCCGGCGTAACCGTTGACGCGATGACACCGTTTGCAGTCGTCACGCTGTAGTCAGTCCAGTCCTTGATGCGGAAGCCGTGCGCGCGACCCTTCACGACGCGGAAAAATGCGTCGATGGCGGCAGTGTCGGCGACGCTCATCAGGCGGCGGCCCACTTCGAAATGGCAGCGTGGCTGCGTCCATGCGATAGCGCGCGATTCCCGGCCCGAATGCACCGGCGTAACGACCGTCATGTAAGCCGGGCCAACGGTCGCGCCGAACGCGATGTTGTCGGGGAAACGTGGGGATTCAAGGAAAGCCATGCTTAGGTGTTCCTCGCTTGCGCAATCGTCGCGTGACGCATGATTGCTGCTGCCTGCTGCTGCGCGCTTTGCCGCGTCGTGCCCGGCGGTACGTTGATATGCATGTTAAAAATCGACTGACGGCCACCGCCGCCGCCGGCCTGCATCGGTACGACGGTGCCGCCTTGCTGGCCTGCAATCAGAAACGTGCGGTTCGCGACGTTCAGCAGCTCGGGACCGTTCTCCGCGACCTCGTAGAAGTGGCCGGGCCGAACGTCGCCACCATCAGCCATACCGCCGCCCCACATCTTCGAAATGAACGAGACAGCCGTACCTATCCATGAGTCGGCGCCGTCTGCGCCCTTCGTCTGGAATAGCTGTTTCGCAAAGGCGTTCGCGGCAAGCTGCGTAAGCGTGCGCGTGATGCTGCCAGCAAAGTCGTTCACGGCGTCCTTGAGCGACTTCGTGTGATTCACCATGTCGGTAAGCATCGTCGCGAAGCCGCCCGAGAATGCTTCGCTGAGCTTGGTAGAGAGCACGTCCGCGCTGGCTTCGAGCTGCTTAACCTGTATGTCGAACTGCTGCGCGAATTGCAGCATCTTCGGGTCGCCCGACTGCATCGCTATTTCGGTCATCTTGTCAGCGATGGCGCCTAGCTCGCGCGCTGCGTTCTGGCGTGCAACGCTCGTACGCGCTAGCGCTTCCATCTCGTTCATTGCGCCCGTTTGCGCGCGTACGTTGTAGCCGTCTTGCGCGATGTTCAGGCGGTCGATTACCTGCTGCGCAAGTGCCTTCTGTTCGTTTAGCTCGCCCTGCGCGATGGTGAGCTGCCGAGCCCGGTCGATATCGGCGGCGGTCTTGTCGTCGCCGCGTAGAAACGCCTGTTGCGACAACCTGGCATGGGTGCGGTCAAACGTGGCGGCGGCGTTCTCGCCAAGACGGCCTTGCAGCTTCGCGAGTTCGCTATTCAGCTTCTCGACTTCAATCCGATAGGCTTCGGTGTCGCGCGCCTGTTGCGGCGTCAGCTCGTTGAGCTTTGACAGGCTTTCCGCGATAGCGCGGTTCATCTTGTCCTCAAGCTCTTTCGCCTTGGTGGTGGCATCAATGCGCGTCTTCGCGTCGCCGGCACGCTGCGCGTACTGCTGCGTGAGCGCTATCTCTTGCTCATAGTTCGCGCGCACTTTGGCGATGTGCTCTTCAATCGCATTGCGCTGGCCTTGGTAGTAGTCCGCCGAAGAAATCATGTCGGCGCGGTAGTGATTCGCTAGCATGCGCTCGCGCTGCTTGAGCAAATCGTCTTCGCGCTTAATGGCGTCTTCAATAGGGCGAAGCTGCGCGTCCAGACTCGCCTTGCTGATGCCGGCGGCCTTCGTGTCCTTGAAGCGGTCATTGATGCTCGCGACCGCTTTGTCATACGCGCCGCCAGAGAACTTGAAGCCCGTTTCCTCGCTGCCCGTGACCTTGACGCCTTTGAGCATTGGCGAGTTGGGATTAGCAACCGCAAGCGCGGTGAAATCCTGCTGTAGCTTCGTTATTTCCTTCTGCTTGGCGTACGACTTGTCATACTGCACGCGCAGTTTTTCAAGATCGTCCGTGGCTCTAATCGCTGCCGACTGCTGCCGCGCGATTGACGCCTGCCGCGATGCTTGCGAGTTCTCTAGCCGCTGCATTTCGCGCAGATTCGCTAGCTCTTGCTCGTTCTCGCGCGTCCAGACGGTTGCATTAGTGCCGGCAGTGTCAAAGCGGCGCTGTGCTGCCGCACGCTGGCGCTCTAGCGCTTCGATTCGGTCGCCTGTTGTCTCGGGTCGACCGATGGCTTTCATCGCCTCCCAGGTGCCGCTAATCGCTGCCTTGACCCCGAGCCACATACGTTCGATCACGCCGAGCTTTTCTTTCGACACGTCGGCGAAGCGGTTATGCAGCGCTTCAAGGTTGACCATCAGCGCCTGCTCAGTGCGCCCGGCGTCTTCAAGCGCCTTGATGCGGTCGTACGTCGCCGCAGTCATGTAGTGCATGCTGCGGTTATGCTCTGCCGCCCACTTGGCGACACCATCCGTCATCTTTGCGTAGTCCTTCGCTACGTCTTCGACCTTCTCGCCGCTGACGCGGGCATAGGCGATGATGCCTTCGGCGGCGGCGCTCATCTGCTGCCGTGTAAAGGCGCCGGTCGAAACCAGCGCCTGTATTGCCTCACGCGACGCGCCGACTGTTGTCTGCGTGGACTCGGCGACACGCTTTGACATGTCGTTCATTGAGTCCGCAGTCATGCCGGCATAGTTGCCGGTGAGCAGGAGCGCTTTCCCGAAAGATTCGGCCTCTTGGTGGCCTTTGTACATAGCGAACGCGAGACCGCCGAGCGCACCGATTGCGAGATTGACGGGCGTCAGCAGCGCGGCAATGTAACCGCCCACGGCTTTGATTGCCGGCCCGATGCCGCCGAACATGTCTTTCAGTTGCCCGCCTTGCTGCGTCAGCACCAACAGCGGGTTCTGCCCGCCGGCAAGCTGCGTGACTATGTCGGTCATCTGCGCCGGCACCATGCGCATAGCGTTTGCTGCTTGCGCCGCCGACACGCCGACACGCCCGAAAGCCACTTCGGCATTGCGCATGCGGTCGGCAAACTGCGAAGCGTTCGCCGCGCCGCCAGCTTCGACTGCGCGCGAGATTTGCGCAATCTGTGACTCAATGCGCTTGACCCGGTTGGCGACGACGCTCTCAGCCGCGCCCATGTCGGTATCAAGGCGCGCGACGTTCGCCTGCAGCTCAATGATGAGGGAACCGAGGGACATAGCTAGACCTTTCGCCCGAAGACGGCAGTAAGAATCAGCGCGGATTGCTTTTGCGGGTCGTCAAGCAAGACCGGTTTGTCGGGTTCACGCGGTAGGAACGGCATGAAGTGCGACGGCTGGTAAGGCTCTGGCAGCGCCACGGAACCATGATTCGCAGCAGCAGACGCGATGATGCCGGCGCGCAAATCGGCGCGGCCCTCGCCGAACGGGTCGATGCGGTCGAACGCCATCCACTCGGCAAGTTCGGCGCTGTCGATTACGGCGAGCAATTGCCTTACGGTCATGCCGAGTGCGAGCGCGAGACGAAAATAGAAACGCCGCTCGGGGCGGCGCTCTAGTTTTTTTGCGCTTCCTCTACGCTGTCATTGCCGAGGCCGTTGATGCGCTGCGCGACCTTGAACAAGCGTTCCAGGGCAGCGGCGCTCTTTGCGGCCAGCGCTGCAATCTCCGCTTCGCTGGTGAAGAGTGGTTCGCCGCTCTCATCGACCAGCGTCGCCGCGACGAGCTTCGCGCGCATGTTGGTGAGGTCTGCGACGCGCTGCCCGTTCTTAAAGCCGACCATACTCGCCTCGTACGCGTCGCGCGCTGTCCCGCTCATCATCCGAATGACGACCGAGCCGCCCCACTCGGGAACGTCGACGGTTTCGGTTTTGATATCGTCGGCGGCGAGGATTTGCTCTTTGCTCAGCATGGAACGCACCCCTTTACGCGTAGGTCACAGGACCGGTGATGATGATATTCACGCTCGCCGAAACGATCTTGTCGACGCCGCCATCCCACGGGAACGTTTCAACGAAGCCCGAGAACGTCGCCGTCTTGCCGTTCGGCAGGGTGAGCTTGTAATTGGCGAGCGTGGCGGCGGCCTTGTACTCCTGCAACGCCACTTGGCCGGGGTCGGTCGCGTCGACGTCCACATCGAAGCCGAAAGAGCCGGGGTCAAAGAGGCCGATGCGGAACTCTTTCGCAGTGCTCGACAGGTTCGTCGCGTCGAGCTTCGCATTCTTGCCGTCGAAGCCTTTGATGGTCTTGAAGTTGCCGATACCCAGCCATGCGACAGGCGTGGCCGTGCCGCCGCTCGTGTATGCGGCGCCGCCGGTCGTATCAACGTCGACGGCGAAAGTGTTCGTCGTCTTGTTCTTAACGACGAGCTGCAAGCCGTTGAGCGCGGTCGTGCCGCCGATGCCGGCCAGCGTCACCACATCGCCGTTATTGAAGCCGTGCGCGGCAGAAGTGATGATGGTCGGATTGCCAAGCGCAATGCCGGTAATGTTCTTGGCAGCGCCGTTGCCGCTCGACACTTGAAGCGTCGAGCCTTGCGAGGAAATAGCGGTGGTTGGCATTTCGCTTTGCTCCAAAAAAAACGGCCCGCACTAGGCGGGCCAAGGGGGGCGGGGTGATGCTTAGTAGTGCCAGACTGAGTAATCGAGCACGACGCGATAGAGCATTACGTCTGGCTCGTATTCGTCGTTTTCGAGGTTGAGCACGTTCTGTACGGCCCATGCATGCATGAGCGCGCGAACGCTTCCAGCGAGGGCGACAGCCTGTGCATAGGTGTTCGCCCACACGTCAATCTGGAAGCGGGTATTTGCAATCGGCGGCGTGCCATTGCCGGCGAGGGTGTTCTCGACGGTCTCGGCGACGCGCTGATAGACCAGGTACGGCGGCGCGGCATTCTGCGCGGCGGTCATCGGAAAGATGCCGCCAGACGCGACGCCGCTAAGCAGCGTGGTTAGCTGTTCCTGTATCGACGGCATAGGTAATGCCCAGCTTTTGCGCCTCGCGCGGGATGCGCTCGCGTAGGTATTGCTCGATAGCCTGAATCGCTGCGTTTTTCTTCGCTTCGAAAGCAGGCCGCATGAACGGCTGCGCCGGGATAAAGCGGCCCGGCGGCGCTGCGTACTTCGCGCGATGCGCCTTGCGTGTGCCAGTAGTGCGCGGCGGTACGTACCAGTGCCCGAACTCGACCCATTTCGCGTAATAGGCGTCAAGGTTCATGACGCGCTTACCGCGCTGCTTTGCGCGCTGGTCTTTGCCTTGGCGAACACCGACCAGCACCGTTTGCACGATGGAGCTAGAGCGCTCGGGCGCATGCGTCTGATAGATGGCACGCTTTAACCGTCCGGGGTCGACACGCTCGTCAGGTGGCCCGTACTTTCCGGGTTGATACACCGGGGCGCGCAACGCTGCCTCTTTGCGAATGACAGCCGCGCCTGCATTCACAGCGCCGCGCAAGATGTTCCTTGCGATGTTCTGCGGCAGCGCGTTTAGCGCGTCGTTCAGCTCTCGCAGACCTTTAACGTACTGGTCAGCCATCGTTCATGCCCTCCGCCGCCAACAGCTCAATGGTGCGATTGGCTTCGTCAAGGTTCATTGACGCTTGAATATTGAAAGTGCGAGCGCCGTAGACAACGCGATACGCAGCGACGACGCGCGGGTCGGCGAAGATCGCGTCGTAACGCACAGTGATGCGGTGAGACACTTCCGTCGACACCGACATAGCCGCGATGCGCTCATTACCGGCCAGCGGCTCGACGTACGCATAGACTTTTTTTACGTCAGTCCAGGTCGTGACCTGTTGCCCGAACCCATCTTGCGATGTGCCGCGCTGCTGAATCGTGATGAGGCGATTCAACGTGCCTGCCCGTATGCGCGCCGTCATGGCAGTGAAATCCGGTAGGGGTCCAGCAGGCCATCAATGAACGGCAATTCCTTGATGCCGCCGCGAGTCAGAAACGCGACTTCCTCGCGGTTCTCGTACAGCGAGCCGAGCCGAATCAAAATCCAGTTACGCAGACCTTCGGGCACGACGCCGACAAAGTTCGCGCCGCTGCCGTTGTCGGTGAAGACGACCGGCGCCCCTTCAAGGTCGGTCAGCGTGTAGACGCCTGCCATCGCTGACCCGATGAGGTAGTTCGTTTGCGCTTGCAACCCGGCAGGCAGTGCGCCGCCAGAGTTGTAGAACTGCACGACGGCGCCGACCGGATAAGAGGCAGGGCCGCTAATCCTGAACGTGCCAGACGAGGCCGCTACGACGCTCACAGGCGACGCATAGCCCGCGTTATAGGTCACGCGTACTGCGCCGCTCTCCGGGCGCGCTACGGGCCAGATTTCGCCAAAGCGCGGCGTGATGATGCCCGGCAGCATGGCGTTCTGTACTGTGTAGACACTCGCGTCGAGCGTTTGGAGCTCGCCGGCCATGTCGAGGTATTCGACTTTGACCACGTCGACCACAGGCGCGCGCGGCAGAACGATTGCGCTCGGCGGGATAGACACGACGCCACAAGCCGGCGCCGCACCTGGAACGGGAAAGCGGTCAATGATGTACTGATAGCGCGCGTGTACGAGCTGCTGCCGCGTCTTCTGTTCTGCTGCCTGACGAGCGCCGGCAAGCATGCTGCGGATAATCGCGTCTTGGCCGTCGTCAGTAACCCGCAGGTGTAGCTTTGCATCCGACAGATGGATCGGCTCGCCTGCCGGCGCTTGCACAAGGATTTCGGGCATACAAAAAAGCCGGGGCTTTTGGCCCCGGCTCTCTCTGCTGGCGCTTGCGTTAGACGATCTGCGCGACGCTGGCTGCCGCGCTCGGCGGACCCTGACGCGCGCCGACACCCAGCAGCACGCCAGCAGTGAGCGACGCCGCGGTCCCCACAGTCACCGACAGGCGAACATGAGTGAAGCCGTTGTTAACGTCAAGGTCTTCGGGCATGAAGTTGATAACCGCTTGGCGGTTGTTACCGCCAGCAGCTACAAGCTGCGTGACCGACTTGCCGGTAATGTCCTTCGCGCCGGTGCCCGAACTGTCCTTCGCTTGCTGGATTTTCGCGTCGACAGTGGCGCCCGAACCGAAAGCGCCAATGGCGACGACGGCCATATACGCGTGGAAGTCATCGGCAGAGACCCATGCGGTAGTGGCCGCGCCCGCGCCCTGCGAGGAAGGATCAATCGCCGCGACGACTGCTTGAGTCTCGGTAGGTTTCGTAAACATGGCTGGTTTCTCCCAAATGAATCGGATTAGCGGGCGCCGAGCTGGATGAACGGCGAAAGCGTATTGCTACCCTTCGCCTGCGCAATCGCTGCCGAAATCTTCGGCTGACCGTCAACGCGGAACGTTGCGCGGAAAGCGGTTGCGTCGGCGTCGAAGTAGAGATGCATCGACGTTGCCATCTGGATGCCGCCGGCCTTCGTGAGAGTCCGGTAGTAGCTCATATCTACCAGCGCGATATCGCCCTGCGAGCTGAACGCAGCGGCGTGCTGGCTCACAGCGATGGGGCGCCCCATGAGCGTGCCGTACGGCGAGCCTTGAGCGCCGGCAGACACCGGCAGATAGATCGGGTAGTTGCCGAGCGTCAGACCGAACAGCGCCGGCAGCGCGTCGGGCGTGATGAGCCACAGCGATTTCGGGAAGCTACCAGGGGGAAGGCGGGCGATCATCTTCGTGATGTTCGCGAGCTGCACCGTCGACGCTGCCTGACCGGATTCCTTCGCCACGACCACAGCGGCAGAACCCGAGAACGCGCCTTGCGGCTGACCAGCGCCGGTGCCGAACAGAAGCGATTCGTTCGTCTTCCAGCGGATCGAGCGCGCCATCAAGCCGGGCAGGTACGACTGCAACGCGCTGGTGTCTTCCAGCAGCTCGTCAGTAACCGGAACCAGTGCCATGAGCTTATGCAGCCGCATGCTATCGACACCGAATTTCGGCTTCGTCGCAGTCGCGACCGACGCTTCGGCTTGCCAGTAGGCTTGCACGCCGTCAGTGCCCCACGGCGTCGACTCGTCCTTCGGGAAGGTCATCCCGTTGCCGCGAACATTGACATTGTCGGTCAGCGGCAGAAGGGCATCGTCTTCGAGCGACAGCGTAAAGATGGTGCTGGCGAACTCGGGCGGGATGAGATAGCCGCCATCGGCGCCGCTCGCTTCGTTCGCATAGGTGCCCGGCGCCGCCGCGCCAATCAGCAGACGGCGGTCTGGAATGCTGCCGCCGCGCGAGGCGGCGCGCACCACACTAGCGAACTCGCCGAAGCTCTGAAAGCCCCGGCGCGGGTCTTGCTCGATGTTCTCTTCGACGGTCACGCGTGCGTCATCAGCCGCCGGGATGACGGCAACGCTGCGTTCGGCTTCGATAAGCGATTCCTCGCGGGAAATCTGCGCGCTGAGGCTGTCGATTTGCGCGCGCAGCTCGTCGTATTGCTTCGCTTCCTCTTCGTTGAGGTCGCGCTCTTCGGCGGCTGCGGCGTCAACCAGCTTGCGAGCTTCGGCGACAGCCTGTGCCTTGCGTTGCAGCAGGGCGCGGAGTTTCTTATTCATGATGCTGGCTCCAGAAATGAAAAAACCCGCACTCGGCGGGTTCTGTGTACTGCGCTGGTTTCGGCCAAAGGGCCGGGAGTTTTCGCCCCATAGGGGGCAATTCGTTACATGCCTAACAGGTCGATTTCGCGGCGTGCGAGCGCCGTCGCGCGCGTCTTGCTGCCGCTGCCGATGGCCTTCGCCATACGCCTGACGACTTCGTCAAAGGTGGCGACGCCGTCGACCATGTTTTCGGCTCGCGCTGCGTTCGCGCTCAGAACGCGGCCTTGGCCCATGCCATCGCGCACGACTTGCACCGTCACGCCGCGATTGCGCGCTACAGCGCGCGTAAAGGCGCCGTAATAGCCGTCGACGCGCTCCTGCATCGCGGTGCGCGCTGCGTCGTCAAGCGGCGCGTATGGGTTGCCTTCTGTCTTGTACTTGCCTGCCGACACAAGCGTCGTCTTCACGCCCATTGCATCGAGCGCTTTCGAGTAGTCCTCATGCGCGGCGAAGACACCGACCGAGCCAGCCTCGCCACCTGGAGTAATGAAGAACTCGCCGGCAGACGATGCGAGCCAATACGCGGCGCTCGCGGCGAGGCTGTTCGCAATGGCGGTGATGGGCTTTTGCGAGCGGGCGCGGTAAATCTCGTCGGCAAGCTCTTGCACGCCGTACACACTGCCGCCGGGGCTATCCACGTCAATCAGGATGCCGCCGACCGTGTCATCGGCGAGCGCGGAGCGGAACGCTTGTGCAAAGCGCTCTGTGCTCATCGAGCCGGGGCCGCTCAAGTCGTCGGCCATGTTCCCGCGCTGGGTCACGATGCCGTACATCGGCAAGACGGCGATTGCGCCATTCCCGGCGCGGTTCGCGCTCTCACGCCGCGCCGCCACAGCGGCGGCGTCAGCGCGCACAGATTCCATCACTTCGGCGCTCGCCGGCTGGCCGAGATGCCAGCGCGCGAGCACTGACGCCGCCGCGCTCAAGCGCTCGGGCATCAGCGCCCACGGCGTTGCAAGGAACTCCGAAATCAGTAGCTCGCGTTTCATACTTTCCCCCACAGGGCGAGGCGTTCAAGGCGGGAAGCCGTGAGCGCTTCCAGCTCCGAGAACTCGGGGTTGTTATCGACCATGTAGCGGAGTTGGGCCGCGCAATAGTTGTCGGCCCACTCGCGCGGCACGTTCAAAGCGGCGGCGACGAACGCAGCATGCTTGTCATAGAAAGCGGCGGCCTTCTCTTGCCAACCCTCGCCGACAAGCCTTTGCAATGAGGTGATTTCCTTGCGCGTCACGCGCGCGGCGGTCGCCGTCGACAGTGCAACGAGCCGCGCGTCGGGGTCTGGCTTCACCTGGTCGGGCGGCTCGGTTGCTGGCGGCTCGTTCGGCTGCCGGCCTGTCTGGTCTGGCAGGTCTTCGGCTTCGCTCTCTTCGACCATGTTTAGCGGGCGAAGCGGTTCGTCCAGCCCTTCGAGCGGGTTAAGCGACTCCATCACGCGCGCCTCATTGCGCGTCATCCAGCCGTCAAGAATCCCGTTGTGGTAGTACGTCGAACGCGCTTGCGCGTCGCCGCGAAGCAGCGCCGTTACGGGAAACTCGACATTGAGGTCGGTGTCCTCTTCAAGAAAGGTGTAGCGAATCGCTTCCTCCCAGCGAACCAGCCAAGGGCGCAGGGTGTTCGTGACGTACTCCAACGCCTGTTGCTCGATGTTCGAGAACGTCGCGCGCTCAAGGTCGCCGATCATGTGCGGCGGCACGCGGAACAGTCGCGCAATCTCGCTGATGGAGAACTTCCGCGTCTCTATGAACTGCGCGTCATCGTTGCTGACTTTGACCTCATGGAACTTCATGCCTAGATCAAAGATCGCGACCTTGTGCCGGTTCAGCCCGCTTTGCTGATCCTGATAGCGTTCGCGAAACAGGCGCCGCTGCTCGTCGTCTTTGAACTGGCCGGGGTACTCGATCCAGCCCGGCGGGCGCGCGTCATTCAGGAAAAACCGCATCCCGTAGTCTTGCGCCGCGATGCCGGCGGACAGCGCTTTGCGCGCGCACTGAATCGGGCTGTAACCGCAGACACCGTCGCCGCTCAGGCCGCGCAGATGGAAGACTTCGCCGCGTGTCAATACAAGTTCGGTGCCGTCGAGCTGGCGATACCGGAACCGCCAATTCGTATCCGACAGCATTTCAATGCTCGTGCGGTCGGGGTGCATCGGAATGAGGTCTGTTACGTCGCCGCGACGGCTGGTGACGATGTGCGCGTACGCGTTGCCCCGCAAGGCCAGATGCCCCTGCATCATCTCGCGGAACTCCATCGGGTTCTGAAACTTGTTGGGCCGGCGCGCGAACAGGCGATAAAGCCAGTGGTCGCGCATGCGTTCTTTCTCGCCGTCTTCACCCTCGCGATACAGCATGAAAGGCAGAGTCGAAACGCCCTCAGCGAGCACGCGCACGCATGCATAAACAGCCGTGAGCTGTAGCGCCGACTCGCTGGTAATGGGGCCGCCGACGCGTGAGGGAACCGGCTCGAACCAGAAATTGCCCCACGGCGAGCGGTCCCCGCTTTCGCTGGCCTCGGCACGAATGGAGAGGAACATTTAGCTATTTCCTACGCGCCATTGCAGCGCCGAAGATGGTCAAGGCAATGACGAGCGCCCCGACTGTTGTCAGTGCGGCGGGCACACTGACGAGCGCGACGCCTGCACCGACCAGCGCGAGGCCGATAGCCAGCGCGAGGTTATAGGTAATGGCAGTCATAGAAAGCTCATCGAGTAGTTGTCCGGCATGACCGGGTAAAGCTCGGTACCGACGATGGCGCGACCGGCGCCCATGATGAGAGCGACAGGACCGTCAATCTTGTTTTCCGGCTTCTCTTTGCGCGGATAGATGTTTTCCTTCGCGTCCTCTTTTGCTACGACGTTGCTCATCATCCAGTTGAGCACCGGATTGCCGTCGTGATGAAAGCGACCGGCCTTCACGGCGGCGCCGATCTCTTTCATGCCAGGCGACATGTTCTGTACCGTCTGCCTGTACTCGACAACGGTCGCACCGTCTTTCGCGAGCTGGTGCGCGAGCTGCGTCGCGCGCCACGGGTCATAGACAACCTCTTTCACCGCGAATTGCTTCGACATGACCCGCACGTCTTCGCGGATCATGTCGAAGTCAATTTCGGCGCCATCAGTCGCTGTTAAGTACCCTTGTGCAACCCACTTGAGGTACATCGCCTGATTGAGCTTGTTCTCTTCGATGGTGTCTTCGGGCAGGTAGTAGCGCCCGAATGCGTAGTAATGATCTAGGCCGTTGAGCTTGCGGCGGAAGAGCTGCACAAACGCGCAAATGTCGTTTTTGCTCGCAAGGTCGAGAATGAACCAGCAGTCATCGCCGGCGAACTCGTCAATCGTTAGCAGAGGGTCGGCGCATAGCTGCCACTGCTGCATGTTCATCCACGCTGAGCGCGCCGAACACCAGACGTTGAGGTGCTTCGTCTTGAAGCGGTTCGCCTCAATCGGGTTCATGATTGCGCGGCGCTGCTGCATGAGCAAAAAGTCTTCGAACACGGAGACGCCGAAGTTCGGATTCGCCTTGCGCAAGACCTTCGGGTCGGCCCAGTCGTCGCCTTCGTCAATCGAAAAGATGATGCCGAATAGCTCGTCGTTCTCAATGACGCCGTCGAGCACCCGCTTAAGCTCTAGGTGCTTGTCGTAGCAGGGGCCGCCGATGTTGTAGCCGCTCGTCGTGATGATGACCGTTAGCGGCTGTTCGCGCGCACCCATGCCGGTCTGCATCGTGTCGATAAGGTCGGGCGTGTCGTGCTCGTGGAACTCGTCAATGATTGCGCACGACGGCGAAGCGCCATCACCGGGCTTGCCAATCAGCGGCTCGAACTTCGAGCCGTCCGCATCGCAAACGATGGCCTTGGCCCACAGGTCGAGCTGCGCAGCTTCCCTAAGCTCGGGCGTGCGCTCGATCATGAGCCGCGCCGGCTTGAAAACTTCCCATGCCTGTTTCTCGGTCGTCGCGCCGCTGTACACCTCCGCGCCGAACTCGTTGTCACAGGTCAGCATGTACAGGCCAATCACCGCGCCTATGACTGACTTCCCGTTCTTACGGGGTATCTCGTCGTATATCTCGCGGAAGCGCCGCAGACCGTCTTTTTTGCGTACCCAGCCGAACGGCACCGCCAGAACGAAGCACTGCCAGCCCTGCAACGCGATCTTCTGGCGCTGGGCGGCCCATTTGCCTTTCGTGTGCGGCAGTTGCTCGGCGAACTCGCAAATGCGCTCGCCGGCGGCAGCGTCGAACATGTACGGATAGCGCGAGGAGCTGCACGCCTTTTCTAAGTCGCCCAGGTGACGGGCGCACGCGAGCCGCACGTATTTGCCGGCGGGAATCTTGCCCGCGACAACGTCGCGCGCGTACTTGTTCGCCTTGTCTACGTGTGGATATTTGATTCGCATGGCCGTTGAAAATACGCCCATTGGGCGTATACTTCCTGTACGCCCATTGGGCGTATACGACGCAGAGTGATGAAAAAGCTACAGCAACCGACCCCCGAGAAAATCCGAGCCGCTCGCGAGCGTGCCGGGTTGACTCAGACCCAAGCCGGCGCGCTGCTCCACGTCAATTTGCGTAGCTGGCAAAAGTGGGAGGGCGGCGAACGCGCCATGCACCTCGCCTTTTGGGAACTGTTCCTGCTTAAAACGGGGGTGAAGCCATGAAAGACCGTGACCTAGTGTTTCCTGTTATCGCTGTGCTCGTCGTCGCCGTGCTGGTGCTAGGCATCGCCGTGCCGGTGTACGCAAAGCTCAGCGCCGGCATGAGCGCTGTAGCCGAAGCTGTCAGCCACGCCGGCGAAGATCGCGCAGGCCGCGTGCGCTAAGCCCGGCCAGAGTCGAAATCGCCCGCCGCCCGGCGGGCTTTTTTTCGGCCCATGCGCGGGGCACAGAACGCCGCTAGCAGCATTAGCCAACCCCACATGACGAACACCAGCACCGGCGACATGACGACCCCTTAGCGCTTGTTTTTGACGAGGTCTGCGAACGGGTTTTTGTCCGGTTTCTTCGCAGCTCCGGTTACGCGCGACCTACTCGACGGCGTCATCCCGAATTCAACGAGTAACTTCGTCATTTGCTCGAACGCCTTGTTGGCGATGGCGAGAAACGGCGATTGCACCGGGTAGCCGCTCGGCGCCTTGACCACGGCGCCGTATCTGACGACTTGCTCGTTTGCGTGCTTCCAGCGCGCGAACGCCTCGCAGTACAGCGCGAGCGCTTGCGCGTCCATCTCGGTCAGCACGCCCGCGTCATCGAGCTGCCGGGCAATCATGGGCCAGTGTTGCGCCGCGTCTGGCGATAGCCATTCAGGCATCGCCGCGCCGGCCTCCGGCTGCGGTTCGTTCTCCGGCAAAGGGCGCTTGCCGGGATTGCCCCGAACGAGCTTGAGCGCGGTCGGTGTCGGTTTGCGTCCTCTCATGATTTGCCTCTGTTGTGGAGCGTGACGGTAGGCGCTACCCCTCCGCTGTACCGGTGGACCCGGCCATCGCTTGCTTGTCACGCGTAATCGGTTCGCTGCGCTTCGGGTACGGCAGCGCTAGGTGTTCCAGGCGGAGCCGCATCTCTTTGTCGAGCGGCAGCAGATAGCGGTATTTCCCTTCTGACTTGCGCTGCGGCAGCTTCGAAGGGTCCGCGACGCGGCGCGAGCCGCCGAACGCGCCGCCGCTCACTTCGCGGTTATGTTTCCACCGGCCTTCGTGGTAGAACTCGCGGCAAACTGCCGAGCGCCCCGCGTAAATCCAGTTGCCGGCCTGATAGATGCCGCCGTGGTGCCCCTGCCGTGTATCGGCAAACGACACGATAAGCCGCAGATTCGGGCTGTTCTTTCGTAGGAACTTGATCGCAATGGCGACGATGCGGCTTACCGGCGTTTCGTGCTTCGTGAGCGCGATTCGGACCAGCTCGCACACTTCGAACGGCGTCAGCCCGTACGGCCTACCAAGGTGCGGCGAAGCGCCCCGAGCGAAGAGCACGCAGCCGATAAACTTGCCGCGCTCCCATACGCCGACCTTGACGAGCGGCGGCATCGGCATGCGGTGGCTGTAATGCCACGTTTCTACGGCGTACTTCGCCGCCTCATGGGTGCACCAGTCAAGGCGCAGCTCAAGGGGTGAACTCGTGGCCGCAGTTGGGGCAGGTGCATTGCTTTTTGGCATCTAGCTTGCCCTGTTCGTCTTCGCTGCCCGGCCCGAAGTTGCGACCGACGAGCGCTTCCTCTATCTCTTCGGGCTTGAAGCCGATAACGGTCAGGTCGAAGCCCTGCGTACTAAGGTCTGCCAGCTCAAGGCTTAGCAGGTCTTTGTCCCAGCCGGCTTGCTCGGCGAGCTTGTTGTCAGCGAGCACGTAGGCGCGGCGCTGCGCTTCGGTGAGATGCGCAAGCGAGATGACCGGTATAAGCGTCTGCCCGAGCTGCCGGGCAGCGAGCACGCGGCCATGCCCGGCGATGATGTTGCATTCGCCGTCGACCAGCACAGGGTTAGTCCAGCCGAACTCCCGCAGGCTGCCGGCGAGCTGCGCAATCTGAGCCTCGCTGTGCGTACGCGCGTTGCGGGCGTACGGAATAAGCTGCTCGATTGGCAGGTACTCGACCGCCAGTGCTTCGGGCATGCTCACAGGTCGCGCCTTAGTTCGCTTCGCGGCTGACATAGCCAGCGCTGGCGCTAATCGACGCGCTCGTCAGTGGCACCGACTCGGGCGGCTCGGCACTCTGCCAGCTCACGTAACCGGCGCAGGTAACCCCAATGTCTTTCGAGTCGTCGTCGCCGAGCAGGTCAATAGCGGCGTACGCATTGGCGAGCACGGCGGCGCGGTCGCGGGCATGGACGGGCTGGCCGGCGACTACCTTCTCGAACTCGACTTCGACAGCGGTTTTCGCTTCGTCCTTATTCGCGGCCCGGACATTGAATGAATAGCTCATGGCTCTCAAGCTCCTATGACTTTGGCGATGCGCTCGCCGATCCACTGCAAAACAGGTACGGCCATGCTGTTGCCGATGGCGGCATAGCGCGGGCCATCGGCGGCCGGCTTGCCGCGATACGGAACCAGCGTGTAATCGTCGGGAAGACCCATCAGGCGTTCGCACTCGCGTGGCGTGATGCGCCGGACGTAGGCGCCGCCACCTGGAACGCAGACCGCTTGCGCTTGCGGCAATGACGAGCTGAGCGAGCCGAACACCGGCCCGCTTACCGGGTCTTGGCGGCTGTCGAACGCGATAAGCGGCGTCTGATTGTTCAGGTACTTGCCGAGGTTGCTACGCGTCAGGTACGGCAGGCCTTCGGTGCCTTCGGCGTTCGTCAGGCACAAATGCGCGTGAGCGCGGACCGCAGCACCGGCGGGAGGGTCATCCCGCGTGAAGCCGAGCGGCGCAGAATCCCCGCGCAGGCTTTCGCGCTCAAAAAGTACCGCTGCGGCACGCTGCCAGCTTCCAAGACAGCCGACAACGAAGACGCGGCGGCGCTGCTGTGGAACTCCGAAGTATTGAGCGTCAAGAACTCGGTAGGCGAACCCATACCCGAGTTCTGCCAAGCCCCCGAGGAAGGCGCCAAAATCCCGCCCTTCGTTACTCGACAGGACACCGGGCACGTTTTCCCAAACGAGCCAGCCGGGGCGATATCGACCAGCAAGCGCAACGAAGACCCGCGCCAAGTCGCCACGCGCATCGTCCATGCCGCCGCGCTTGCCGGCGACGCTGAATGACTGGCATGGAGTGCCGCCGACGAGAACATCGGGAGCTGCATCGGGCCATTCCTCGTAACGGGTCATGTCGCCGCGATTCGGAACCCCGGCGTAACGGTGCGCGAGCACAGCGCATGCGAACGGGTCTATCTCACTGAACGCGACCGGGCGCCATTGCAGCGCGGACCACGCCACGGACGCGGCCTCAATGCCGCTGCAAACGCTCAGATAGCGCATGTGATGAACGGTGCAAAGGTGCCAAACCGCCGAAAGTGGCTAAGCCGCCCCCCGCCGGTGATTTCGCGTCCACGAAAATCGACGCTCACGCGCGATCACCGCCCTGCAACATGCAGAGATCGTCACCCCCCCGGGCTGCCGTGCCGGGTGCGGCACCTCGCCGCCAGAATGTGCCCTGAACGGCACGCTGCACTGCAACGATGTGCCGTATGCGACGTGCGCCAGCGCACATAGCGCGGTGCTATGCCTGTTGACGCACATGGGGTGTTCGTGCTGCTGCGGGGTCGCTGCTACAGCTCGCGGCGGGGTCGACCGAAGCCGCCGTCGAAGCGCGCGGTCTTCCTGTCGTGACAGGGCTTGCTCATCGCCTGCCAGTTCGTGCGGTCCCAGAACAGGGACATATCGCCCCGGTGTGGCTTGATGTGGTCGACCACTGTCGACGGCAGAACCCGGCCCAGCGCTTTGCACTCGTCGCACTCGCAGAGCGGGTGCGCTCGCAGATAGGCCGCACGAGCTTTGCGCCACGCGCCGGTATAGCCGCGCTCGGCAGTCTTGCCCCGACGTGCGCTGACCTGCTGCCGCATCTGTGCCAGGTGAAGCGGGCAGAGACCTTCCTTGTTACTGACGAGCGCGCCGCAGCCGGGATGCCGACATGGGCGTTTCGGCTTCGCCGGCATAGCGCTAGCGCACGATCAACGTAACGAGGAAGTACGCAGCAACGCAGGCAAGGCCGCCAGCCATCAGATTGAATCGCGGCGACGACGGCACGCCGACTGCTGCCAGCACGAACAGCACGAAGGCAGCGACCATCAGAATCAGGGCAAGCATGGCGACACCTCCATTGCACGGACGAAAAAAAACGCGCCTGTCGACGCGTTATTCGGGGAGGGGGGACTCATTCCACGATGGCTGCATCGTAGTGGCCTTGTCCCACAACCGCAAGGGGCACATACACGTAGGTACAGCGCTATGCGATGCGTGCCGATGTCTATAGACCGTGTTTCATTAGCTATCGCACATCGGTACACATCGCTTTAAACCGACAGCGCTAGTGCGAGGCTATTGCATGACCGTGTTCGCAGATTGCTGTAAAGGCCGGCGTGAGCAAGTCGAGCGCCCGCATTTCCAGTTTATTGAGCCGGTCGGCAATCACGTCAGCGCGGCGGTGCGTCGTGCTGCGCGACTTGCCGAACAGCTCCGCCACATCGCGAATCGTGATAGGCGTCTGGTGCTTGTCGCAAAAGTGGCGCGCGACGAGCAAGTCCATCATCGGTTGCGGTATGTCGTCGTGGCCTGGACTGAGCCAGTCCGACAGCGCCTTGATTGCTTCTGTGCGGTCGCGGTCGAAGTGATAGCGACGCTCGCCGGTGGCGTGGTCGTGGTACTCGGTCAGGCCGTGCCGGGCACGCAAGCAGGCTGACTCTGCCATCGGCAGCAGACGGCAAACCATGTCGCGAATGTTGGTGCACTGCTGATGCACTTCGAGCGCGTGCAAGCCGTCGAACGATACTGTTTTTGGCCTGTTACCGTGCCAGACTTCGGACTCTTTGACGTTCTGCCGCATGATCTTCGCCATGATGCTTTCGGGACAGGGCGGGTATGCGCGCATTAAGTAGGCAAAATGCACAGCCTGTGGGACGGACATAAAAATCGCGGTCATTTGCGATACCTCCAAAATTTCAGCGTGCAGAAGTACGTAAAAAATAGGGGTCGCTAGGTTGGTATAGGCAGGCCCGCTTTCGTGGCTCCTAGCGCTCGCCAGAGGCCTAGCTGTCGATTCTTGGGTCAATCGTCATGACCTCGACCACGACGCGCGGCTCGACTGCGTAGCGCTTCGCCTTCACCACGTCACAAATCAGCGCGTCGTCGCCGTACACCACGCCGTTGCATGCGTCGGTGACGGTCTTCTCGATGTTGTCGAGGTCTGGCTTGCTCGTCGGCAGCAGCAGACCGGCGCGCGCCGCCGCTTGCCGATGCTTCGGCCACGACGACGGAATCGGCAGGAACGCAACGAGGTTCAGGTGTAGCGGCCCGCTGAGCGGCGGTTGCCGGCCCATAGCGAGCTTTGCGAGCGCGCGCACCGTGGCGGCGTAGCTGCGCGTCTTGGCCGGCGTGTACGTCTGCACGAACTCGGCGCCGCTCTTCGTGCGCTGATTGCGGAAGCGGGGCCGGCCTTTCGGCACCGGTACGCCGGGGATGGTCAGCGTTACGCGCATGGGTCGGCCTCCCGCTTCAAGGCGCGGCGCGCCATGTCGACGCAGGCCGGCGAAATCTTCTCGCCGTGCTCGTACCGCTCAAGCAGGCGAACGGCCCACTGCCGACCGGCAGGCACAGTGCGCAGCGCGCGGAGCTGTTCCAGGTGCTCGGCCACCCGTTCAGGCGACGCCGTCGACTTGCCCGGCGCCGGCAGCGCTTCGGCACGCGGCGGCACCGGCTTGACCTCGCCGCGCATCACTTCCGCCAGCGCCGCGGCAAAGCGCTTGGCCAGCTGCACATGCGGCAGGTTGAGCATGTCGAACGTGCCGACGCGCAGCGCGGCCCAGTAGAACGCGGGGTTCGTCCACTGGTCGCGGCCTTCGTTGCGCTGGCGAAGCTGTTCGACCGCTTCGCAAAGCGCGGCGTCGACGTTGATCGCAGGGCGGCAAGCCTTGACGAACTCGGCGAGCGACGGCGGCCACGCGTACAGCGTGCGGCATGCAGCCAGACCGGCTTTGACCTCCGCAGGCGTCAGGCCTTCGGCGTCGAACGTCTCGGCCCATGACTCGCGCCAATTCGCAATCGCTTGCTCGTTCGGGAACTGCTGGCGCCAGCGGCCCGGATAGGCGCCATCAAGCCGGTTGTAGAGGTGGTCCATCAACGAGATGCCAAGCGCGGGATGCACCGACAGCCACGCGCTCAAGGGGGCGATGGTCGGCGCGTTCATGGGGCCTGCCTCCGATTGCGGTTGACGTACTCGGTCGGATCGAACTTCGGCGGCGGTGCCTCCGGCACCTGGCGATGCGTGGCCCACTCCATGCGCAGCTTTTCGGCATCGCGGACGAGCAAGCCGGTCGGGTGGCCGGCGCGGACGTAGAGCGTGGCGTTATGGCCGACGTAGTACCGCGCGACGTGCGGCGCTTCCTCGCCGCCGATGCGCGCGACGAAGTTCGCGAGCTGCCCGTTGACCGTCGCATTGCGCACAGGGTCTGTGCCGTAGCGGTCGTGGAAGGCGTGCGCGTACGCATCCCACGTCGCGGCTGTGCGGCCTGCTGGCGTCGCTTTGCGAACGCGGGGCTTTGCCGCGCCGGCTACCCCTGCCGGCTTTTCGGCAGGGGTGGTCGGAATGGGTTTAGGTTCTTTGGTTTTATATAAATCAATCAGAGAATCAGAGCGAACCACGTCGCTGCATGGTGGCAAGTCCTGCTTACCTTGGTTCGCCGGGCGCTCGCTTACGACACTGTTTTTAATGTCAAACGCGGGAATTATGGATTTCGCTTCGTTGCTGTGCGGGCGCTGGTGCTTCCTGAAGTTGAGAATCTGGATGTACCGCTCGCCGTCGTTTTCGTACCTTAGTAGAAAGCCCTTGTCGCCAAGGTCGTACAGCATTGCATCCACATCGGCGTCATCGTATGGCAAGGCTTCTGCCTTGATCCGCTTCGGGCGATCTTCGAGCCGGCCATCGCGGTCAGCCAGCATCCAGAGATGAATGAAAAGAAGGCGTGTCAGAGGGTGAAGGTCCGCGAGGTCCTCGTTCTGCATAACGCCGGGCTTGATGTTGCGGGCGCGTGGCATTGCCTGCACTCCATAGCTTTCGCGTGCTGTCTCGTCACGCTGGTCGGGGGAGGTCGCGGCGGTTGTAGAGCTGGGAGGGTTGCCCTTGCGCCACTCATGCAAAGCGAAGTGGCGCGACCGACGCGGGTTGACGCGTCAGGCGCCTTCGGTGGAACGAACTTTTTCTAGTGGTTTACGCGAACGCAGGCGAGCGGTGCGCACGCTCTTGATACGCCTGTCATTGAGTAAACCAGTGTAAACAAGCGTATTTTCGCCAAGCAATTCGGGCCAATCCAATTCGGGCATTAAAGCGATTAAAAGCCGAATCTGGTGTGAAGGAATGTAATCGCGTGTACGGTAGTGTGAAATCTGCGGGAACGAGAGACCGGTAAGCCTCTGGAATTCTTTGCTGCCACCAGCCAATTTAATGATGCGCTTGGCGTCCATCTGTTTGCCTCCCTTGTCGGGTTTTGTCCTACGAAGCGTGTAAACCAGTGTATTTTTTTTTAATTCTTCGTCTCCTATAGTGACTCGCACGAAAGAATTTATAGCCCTCGCCAACTAAACCGACAAGGCGACGGCTGATAGTGCTGGGGTCATTGATAGGAGGGCGGAGACAATGCTCAAGCTATTGCGCCATCGCGCATTTTTGCGCGGCCTGTCACGCGCACAGCGCCGCAAGTGGTTCGAGCAAGCGAAGGCCGCAGCGCCCCGCGTGCCCATCGCAACGCTGCCGCAGCGCCTGCAACGCTCGTACGCGTACGTGAGGCTCGTATGAACTGCAAGCCGAACGACCTCGCCATCGTCATCCGCGCAGACGCAGTGCCGGAACTCATCGGGCAGATTGTCAAAGTCCTGCACCCAACGTGGCCCGACAGCCCTCACGGCTTCGTGTGGATGGTCCGCTTCCAAGCTCCGCAGGTCTTCCCGGGCTGGTTCAGTGGCACGGCCATCGTGGACACGGACGCTCATTGCCCGGACGCGTGGCTCAAGCCGATCACCGGCCTGCCGGTCCATGACGACGTTCCCGACGAGGTGACAGCATGACCGCGCCGACCGTCTTCAAAGTTCGCGCGTCGTCGTGGGGGGCGCTGTTCGACTGCGCCTATGCATGGGAGTGGACGCACATACTCGGTAATGGCAAAGCCGCCGGCGTTCGCGCGCTGCTGGGTACCGCATTGCACGCCAGTACCGCCGTCAATGACTCAGCGCTCGTCCAGGGGGAAAGCATCAAGCCGTCCGAGTCCGCCGCAGTGCTGGTCGACACGCTCAACCACCCCGAGTTCGACGTCGATTACAACGCCGATGACTTGAGCGTGCGGGATGCCGAGCGCATCGGCCTGTCGCTGCACGCGATGTATTGCGCGCAGGTCGCGCCGAGCATGCATTACACCGACGTTGAGACGGCGCTCGATCCGATGGACATTGATTGCGGCGGCGGCATCGTCGTGACCCTCACCGGCAGGATGGACCGCGCGCGCGTGTCGAAGACTGCCGCCGGCCTCGTTATCCCCGATTTGAAATCGGGCCGCGCTGTCATCTCGCAGGGCTACGTTAAAACGAAGGGGCGCAGCGCGCAGCTCGGCGCCTATCAACTGCTGTACGACCACACAAAGGGCGTGCGCACGACTGGCGCGCAGGTCGTCGGACTGAGCACGACGACTAAGCCCGCTATCGCGGTGTCGCCCGTCTTCGACGCGCGTCGCGTGATGGTTGGCGGAGACGGCACGCCCGGCCTCATCGAGTACGCGGCGGACATGTTCCGCAGCGGTCTGTTCCCGCCGAATCCGCAATCGAATCTGTGCAGCAAAAAGTATTGCGCTCGCTGGGACCATTGCCACTTTCACGAGTAGACACCATGACCACAATCTCAGAGTTGAAGGGCAGTAAGCAGCAAGAGAAGGCGCCCGACGCTGCCGAGCTGCGCAAGACGAGCAAGATGGTTGCCCGCGATGCCGGCTTCGGCAACGTGCGCAAGTTCTTTGAGAGCCAGCGCAAAGCCATCATGGACGTTTTGCCGAAGCACATCAGCGCCGACCGGCTCATCGGCATTGCCTTGGGCGCATTGCGCGCCACGCCGAAGCTGCTCGAATGCAAAGTCGAATCGCTGCTAAGCGCGCTGGTGCAGTGCGGCCAGCTCGGCCTTGAGCCGAATACACCGCTCGGGCATGCGTACTTGATTCCGTTCGAGAACCGGCGCCGCAACACCGTCGAGGTGCAAATCATCTTTGGCTATAAGGGGCTGATTGACCTGGCGCGGCGCTCCGGGCAAGTCATCTCGATTGCGGCGCATGAAGTCTGCGAGCGCGACCACTTCGCGTATGAATACGGCCTGTATGAAAAGCTCGAACACCGCCCGCCGCTGACTGGCGACCGGGGCAAGGTGATTGCCTTCTATGCCGTTGCCAAGCTCAAGGACGGGGGGCACGCGTTCGAGGTCATGAGCAAAGACCAAATCGACGCGATCCGCGACGCGTCGCAAAACTACGCGTTCGCCAAAGACAAGGGCGCAACAGTCTGGGCCAAGCACTACGTCGAGATGGGGCGTAAGACAGTGCTACGCCGCATCTTCAAGTACCTGCCAGTCAGTATCGAATTGCAAACTGCGTTCGACTTAGACGACCGCGCAAGCCGCGCTGAGAACCAAATCGAATACGGCGTCATCGAAGGCGAATTCACATTCCTGCCGGAAGACGAACGCGAACAGCCCGACGAAGGCGACGCGCCGCCGCAGCTCACAGAGCAACAGCCCGAAATGGATCTGTCGCAGCTCAAGCAAGCGCAACCGCAACAGGCTGAACGGGTCGAGCGCCGCCGGGCTATGGAATAGCCCTCACTGGCCGGCGCCCTTATGCTGCGCGGCCTGTTTCGCCGCCGCCTTGGGAGGGGCCGAGGACCGCCGGCCACCCTGTTTGGAAGCTAATAAGCCATGAGCATATCCAGCGCACGGCAGCAGCTCCTATTGCGTGGTCAATCTGCGATTGCAAGGAAAGTCTTTGAGCTGGTGCCAATACAGGAAGCATGGGAAGCAAAACAGATTCATTCAGCGCTACAGCGCACCACACGCAGCAGCATGGACTATCGCGTGCTGCAAGGCTGCCTGAATGCGTTGAGGGAAACCGGGCTGATCTTTGAACCGAAGACCGGCATTTTTCAAAGGACAACGCTCCGCAAAGCTATGCCTGCATCAACCATGAACGGCACTGAGCCGGCCCCGCAAGAGCCGGCCTCCGCCCTGGAACTGCTGACCGAACTATCCGAACGCGCGCGTCAGCTCGCGCAGGACATAGACGCCGCCGCCGCTGTCATCGCCGAGGAAGCCGCACAGAACGAAGAGAGTTTGCGCAAGCTCATTCAGTTGCAGTCGATCTTGAAGAGCTTGGCCTAGTGGCGCGTAGCCACACCACACACAAGGGGCATTACATGAGCACTGATAACGAAGTTGTCGAAATGACGTCCGAGAGCATCGCGGGCGACTTGCTCAAAGGCGTCCTGCAAGAGCTGCGGCTGTTGCCGGATATCTGGCCGAAGCTCTCCGAAGACGAACAGCAGGCAATCATTGACCGTTGCCGCGAGCGTGTCACGCGCAACGTGCGCGAGGCGGTAAAGCTCATCGCATCTGCCGGGCGCGTGACGGTCGTCGGCGACCTTAAGAAAGTCAGCCTCGCCGACAAGGTCGAAGCGGTGTTCGCGCTGCCGATGCGCGACCCCGCGCTAGCTGATCTGTGCGAGGCGCGCGGCAAAGCATGCCTGATCGTTGTCGCGAACGCAGGCGAGCATATGGGCGGCGTTGACGATGTGCTGGTCGACCCGCGCCAGATGCAGCTTCCGAACGTCGGGCCAGACACCGATGCCGGCTCAATCATCGAGCAAGCGCGCCGCCGGTCGAAGAAAGACAAGACCGATGACGACCAGGGCGAAGCCAGCCAAGAAGGGGAATAGCCATGCGCATTGATAACGTGACCGTCGAAAACTATTGCGGCGCCCGCGCCGTGTTCGCGCCGACCGATGAGCCAGTTGCGCTGTTCTGCGGCGCGAACGGCGCCGGCAAGACTTCGATTGCCGAAGGCGTGCGCTTCGCACTGACCGGCATTCCGTCTCGCGTGAGCGTGAAGGGCGAGCATCAAGCCATCGTGTCGACCGGCGCCAAGGTGGCGGCTGCCGCAGTCGAGTACACCAGCGAAGGCGCCGAAGGCATCGCGGCTGCGGCGCTCCCGCCGCTCAGCCATGAAGTGCGCGGGCCAGCCCTGCCGCCGGCGGCTGTACTGCACTGCCTGACGAACCCGCGCGCGTTCGCGCTGATGCCGCAGGACGAGCGGCGGACGTTTCTTTTCGACCTGATGCGCGTCAGCCTCGCGCCGAAGGAAATCGCCGAACGTCTGCACCGGCGCGGCTGCGACAAGATGCTCGCGGAACTGGCCGTCACTGTCCTGCATGCTGGCTTCCCAGCGGCGTGCAAGTTCGCGAAGGACCGCGCGACGGAAGCGCGCGGCGTGTGGCGGTCGATCACCGGTGAGGTGTACGGCCACAGGAAGGGCGGCGAGTGGTCCGCTGTGCAGGCCGAGCCGTACGACCGCGACGCCCACAATGCCGCGCTTGAGCATGTCACGCGCGCACAGGAAGCGCACGACCACGCGCTAAAGGAACTCGGCGCGCTTGAGGAACAGGCGCGGCAGCAAGGCCTGTCGCTGACCTGCCCGCACTGCGGGGGCGCCGTCAGCCTGAAAGACGATGCGCTCATTCCGGCAGCCGAAGCCGGCGACGCAGCCGAGCACATGCCGCTGGCGCGTAGCCTCGTGGCGCAGTACGCCGACGAAGTTACCGCGCTCAATATGGAGTTGGCCGCACACGAAGACCGCAAGCATAGCGCCGAGGTCTGCAAGAAAGCCACCGAGGCAGCCGCCGCGGCCCATGACGAAATCATCGACTGGACCGAGATTGCGAAGCACCTCGCCCCGGACGGCTTGCCGGCTGAGCTGCTGGCGACGGCGATCCGCCCCTTTAACCGTCTGCTGCTGGACTATGCGCAGCTCGCAGACTGGCCCCGCGTCACGCTCAATGACGACATGGCATTAGAGGCCGAAGGCTTGCCGTATGCGCTGCTGAGCGAGTCGGAGCAATGGCGCTGCGACGCCGTGCTTAACCTGGCCATCGCCCACTTTTCCGGCGCGCGCTTCGCGCTGCTCGATCGCTTCGACGTGCTCGACATTGAAGGTCGGGCGCAGCTCTTCAATTGGCTAAGCCTGTTGGCTAACGAACGCATCTTCGATTCGGTGCTGGTGTTCGGCACGCTCAAGACGAAGCCGCAGGACGAGCCGGGCTTTCTGCGCGCGTACTGGCTGGAAGCCGGGCAGCTCGGCAAGCAGGCGAAGGAGGCAGCATGACCCGCGACGAGATGACCGAAGTGCTCAGCCTGATTGCGTTCTGTGACTACACGTTCGGGCTGTTCGAGGCCGGCGGCGGCGCGCTCTACCTGCAAGCCATGTATGTCGCGCCAGACATTGTGACCGGCTTGCCCGAACCTCAGTACACGCGCAAATGGCAGCTATCCCAGCACATGACGAAAAGCGAGTTCGTGCAAACGGTCTTCAAATGCTGCCTGACGAGCTTCGAGCACCGCGCGCGCGAGTCCTTCTTATATAGGGGCGTGCGCGTGTACGGCCCGCACTTCGACGTTGAGGCGCTCGTCGCGCTCGCGAAGGCTGGCATGCATGACGTGCGGAAACCCTTCGAGTAGGTGACGAAAAGCAGATGTCAATCATACTAAATGGCTGTAACAAATGGTGTCGACAAGACTGTAAAAGTTACGTCTGCCGTATATTTATTGCTCACTGGATATTCAAAACATAACCAGTGGAAACGAGTGGAAACGAGTGGAAAGTAATGGAAAGTAGTGGAAAGTAAATTCACTGCTTAACCGAGGGTTGTCACTGCGATGACATATTTAAGAATGAAGCCACGCACTGTCAAAGGGAGGCCCACTATGGCTGCCAAGCCGCATGCAGCAACGAATTCAGCCCGCATCCTCTGGACGGACGATGAGAAAAAAATCGTCGCGCGCGAGTCGCTGAGGCTAAAGAAAATGGATTCGGGATTGAGCGACGCCCTTGCGTTACAGAATGCGCAAATGCTTTTGCCCGAAGAAAGGCAACGCCCGAGCTTTAAGAACTGGAAGTCGACAGCGTCATGGTTAATGCCGCTGTGGCATGAGTTCGCCGGGGTGGCTCACGACGGCCCGCAATCGAACGGCAGGCCCGTAGCAGTGACGGTGAAGAAATCGAAGCTCGCTAACTCAATCCAACAAGGGACAGAACAAACGCCGGCAGCAGTACAGGCCGCAGCGACCGAAGCCGAGACCGTCGCTGATGCAGCGCCGATGCCGGCGGAGCGGGAGTCTACAGGAGATTCCGACAACGTGTCGGAAAGTCCCTACAAATTTCGGACAGCGGAAGAATCGAACGAATCGTTGCCAGTTCAGCAACAGGCAGAAGCTGAGGCGGCAACACAAAAGCCAGCGGTTCGGTGGACGCCGGAAGAGCGCGAGCGCATCGCGCGGCGTAGCCGCGAAATCATGGCGAGGCATGACATAGCGGCGCTGGACGCCGTTCGCGCAGCAAACATCGAACTTGACGACGACCGCCAGCGCGACATTTCCACTATGTCCCTTGTGTCGGAGTGGCTATTGCCGATGTGGAAGCAGCTCGACAAGCAGGAACAGGAAGCACGCGCGCAGGCTGAGCGCGAAGAGCGCGAGCGCGCCGAACGCGAAGCTGCCGACGCCGAACGCATCGCCAACGCAGCACGCGAGCGCCAAGAGGCGGTAGATGCAGCCGTCGCGGCCACGTTCGAGAACGCATCGTTTGACGACTTGCTCAAGCGGCTCGGCCAGAAGATCGCCGGCGCGCTGATGGAAAGCATCAGCGAATCGCTCGACGCAGCCGTTGCGGCGCGCATCGCGTCTGTAGTCCAATCGCTGCCCGGCACGCTGCCGTCTAACGTCGCAGTCTTGAAGCCGAATGCGGAAGTCGACGGCGTCGGCACGGTGTCTGTAGCACCGCGCGACCATAAGCCCCGCGTCTGCGTGGTCGGGCTGATGAATCAGCAGGCCGAAGACGTGCGCCGCGCGTTCGGCAACGCGCTGGACTTTACGTTTATCAAGTCCCAGCAGACCGGCGGCAGCGGTGCGCACGGTGGCGCCGGCGTGGCAGCTCGCGCGCAAGGCTGCGACGTGGTCATCGGCATGACGAACTTTACCGGGCATGACGTAGACGAGGCAGCCAAGAAGCTGCATGTCCCGTTCATCCGGCTCAACGGCAGCGTGTCGGCGCTTAAGCGCTGGCTCCAACACTGGCTTAACGGCGAGGTCGCCCTCGCGTCGTAACACCGGCAACACATAGACCAGAGGCGGACAACGATCTTGCCCGGCCCCAAACAAAAGAGGTAGTGGAATGAAACTCTCTGCCACCCATGCGGAAATCATCATCAAGGCCATCGAGCAATTCGAGGCGCGCGGTAGGCGCACGCTGCCGCAGTCGTTCCAGGTGAGCGAACCAGTCGGATAGGAGAGCTGACCCGAAGCCTTTCGGGTTCCGACAAACGCTGTTTGGAGTGCCAACAGGAGGGGCGCGATGCATCTTTGCGTCTTCTGCGGCAGGCAGGGCACTAGCCCGTTCCCGCCGGCACCCATGCGCAGACACGGTTGGGATTGGTTCACTGGCTACTTTGACGAGACGGCCTATTGCTGTCCGGAGTGCCGGAGGCCCCGTCACGCGCAATGGATGCAGCTATATGACTTGGCAATGGCCCCGGTACGCGCAGACGAGCGCCGCCGCTCTATGCGCGCGTCCGTGGCTGCTGTACTCGCACGCGAGTAAAGGAGGTGCAGACCATGCCACAGGCAAGCAGCGAACTGTGCGACCGCTGGGGCGATATCAACACAGCGTTCGGGCAGTTGCGCGCGAACTTCATTCAGACGCGCGGCGGCATCATCCGGCCAGTGAAGGGCTACACGCCGACTGCCGATGACCTCAGCGCGATTGCGTACCTGATCCACGAATGGGATTACGGGTATGACCCGACCCCGTGGGTCGGCCGCTAAAGGAGGGTTGCAAGATGAGCGACGCACAAGCAAGAAACGCGGACCGGTACTTTTGGTTGACGCGGCATGTCCACACGATGCTCGATGAGGGGCCGTCGCCTTTCTTCGTGCTCCACGTTTCGACGGACAAGGAAGTCAGCCCGGAAGGGTGCGCGGCCCTTGATGCGTTGGTCGACGCCGGCTTGCTGGCTGACGGTCGGCGCGCTTATCGCTTCGAAGAACTGATGCAGCGCGGCACGCTGAGCGACTTGCGTGCATATCTGGATCGGCTGTGCACCCGCTATGCCGAGCTGCACCCTGATCCAACAGAACCGCCGGAGGCAGGCAGCGACGCCGAGCTATTTGTCAGGTGCGAATCCATCGCCCGCTATCTGTTGTCCATGCAAGAGAGGAAGTAATGCCGCACCGCCAACGCCAGTACACCTTCGCCGTAAGCGCTGCTGATGGGTTCAGCCATCAGACGGTATCAGCCACGTCCGACATACGGGCATGGCGCAAGCTCGTTGAGTCTGTCGACATGACCGGTGCTAACAAGGTGACGCTAATCCACGTCGGCAAGACCCAGACCAGCGCCGCGACGGCTGACCTTGGCGAAGCATTGGCACTGTGATGGACGAAGCAAAGTTCGCCGCGTGGCTCGCGCAGAACGGCTACACGCAAGTTCGGCGGCTGCCGGATGGCAGCTATGCAGGCGTATCGCGCCTGCTCTTCACCACTGCCCTGTACATCGGGCTAGACGTGTGGGGCTGGGAACGGCGCTATTGCTATGAGAGCGAGCGCGACGCGCTGGCAGCGCTGGCCGCATTAGAGACAAGCGACGACGAGCCGACGCTCGGCTACGTTGCGAAGCGTGGAGGTTGATGCATGACCTAGCAAAGTCGGAAAGACCATAACGACAAGAGAGGTGCACAAATGAAGAAGCGCGAAATGATTAAGACCCCGAGCGGCCTCACCTGGACAGCGGTGGTCGACTTGCTCAAAGAGAATGACCCGCAAGGGTTCACGAATTCGGAACTGGCCGACCACTTCGGCCAGCCGTATCAGCGCGTCGCGTCACTGACTCGCGTCATGTACGACGCTGGCGCCTTATCCCGTACCCATGTCGGCAAGACTGCGGGTACGACGTTTTACTTTTTGCCGCTCTAAGTGGCCGGGGGATGGACTATGCCATTGACCAATATCCAAGATGCCCGCTCGCTCGCCGACATGTGGGCCATGTTTCGCACTGGCGCGATACCGCCGCATGCTCCGAAATATCAAGTCGACAGCATGCGTGATGCCTTCTACGGCGGCGCGTGGGCGTTCTCGATTCTGCTTAACCATGCATTCTCACGTAGCGACGGCGAAGACGGCGTTTGCGAGATGCTGGACAAGCTGCATGACGAAATCAACGCGCACACGATGGCAACGGTGCGCGCCGTCCAAATCTCAGCAGATGACGCCGAGAAGGTGCTCGCTATCGTGAAGCACGGCACGCCGCTTACCGATGCAGAGGAAGCCTACATTCGCTCGCTGCTGGAGCGCGACGACGACGACGAGCCACCAAATCAGGTGCAGTAAGGATGCAGCGATGGACGAACAAGAAGACGAAGTTTGGGACGCCAAGAAGCTCGCAGCGTTCCTCGGCTACAGCGAGGAAACCGTACGCGGGTATTCAACGTCGAAGCCTGATCGGCTGCCGCCACGTCTCGGGCGCATCCGCCGCCCGCTGTGGTCAAAAGCTGCTGTGATGAAATGGCTGGCCGACCAATCCGGCATGCCGGCGCCAAAACATACTGACGAAACAGGCGAAGGCAAGACGGCCACTGTTGTACAACCTGCGCCGGGCTTTAGCGTCATGATCGCGGGTAAGACAGATGCCGACACGGAGACGCCGGTATCCATCAAGAGAAAGAAGGGGCGCCCGCGCAGGCCGCCACCGTAAAAAGAAACGCCCCCAGCTTCGGGGGCGTTTTCGTTTGAGCGCTCGCGCTTAGCCGAAGTACCAGACGTTAGCCTGATGCAGTGCGAGTCGGACAAAGCCGAATTGGACGTCGCTGTCGAGCCTGCCGCCGTCGCTGGCTTCGACCAGTAGCACCTGCTCGACCTTGTTTAGCAGCGTGACAACCGCCTCGCCGACGACGCTGTCGGCGTCGATGGCTGCGATTTCCTGCTCAAGCGCCGACCATACGTGCGGCGCGTTGAGTGCCTGCTTTACTGTCTTCATGGCGTCGCCCTCCCTTAGTCGCTCGGCATGATGACTGCTGCGAATTCCTCCCACGTTTCGCGCGTCGTGGCGTCGAGTGCATCCCACTCGGGCGGATTGGTCACGCGGCGTGCAGTGGCACCGCTGCGCCAGATTTCGTACAGCTCGCGACCGGTGAAGCCTTGATGTTGGTCCATGATGGTTCGCCTCCGGCTTAGTCGAGTTTGCTAGCCATCTCGGTAGCAGTCGGGTTGAAATAGATTTGCAGCATCTTGAGCGACTTGTGGCCGGTGACGGCGGCAAGCTCTAGCACGTTCGACAGCTTGCCAGCAATCAATGTCGTGCCTTCGTGCCGCGAGTCGTGGAAATGCAAATGCTCAAGCCCTACAGCCTGCTTTGCGTCAATGAAGAGCTGATCGAAGTATGCATAGGTGACAGGCACGAGCGCGTCGCCTTTCTTGTGATTGCGCGCTGTAGCTAGCTTGAGCAAGTCGATAGCCTTACGGGAAAGCGGCACGTCCCGCGTGGTCCCGTTCTTCGTCTTAGGCAGATGGACAAAACGCCGGTCTAGATGGATGTTGTCGAAGGTGATCCGCAAGATTTCGCCCTTGCGCATCGCCGTTTCGATGCCGAACAGCAGCGCCCAAGCGACCCAATGCCGTTTCGTCGTCGGGGTGGTGCCTTCGACGTAGTCGAGCGCGTGCAAGAGCGCCTTAACGTCATCAGAGTGCAAACGCTGCTTGCGCGACGGGTTCGGCTTCGGAACCCTGATCGCTGCTACGGGGTTCTCTGTTATCGGCATGCCCCACTCTTTCTTAGCATGCGTGAAGACTGCTGATATGAGCGCAAGCTCGCGACAGACAGTACCGGAGGAAACCGTCTCTAACCGCTTGTCGCGGAACTCGGCAAGGCGCCCAGGTGTAAAGGCGCTGACGCGCACGTCGAAGTGGCGGAAGTCGCGACCGAACGCTAGCAGGCGCGCTTGCTCCCATTTCTTGCCGCCTTTGTCCTTCGACACATCGCGCGAGTACCGCTGAAAGAGGCCCGCGACGAGCGGGTCGGCAGTCTCGTCGTACTTGCGGACTATTTCGCCGGCGCGGATGCGCGCCTCAGTGCGTTCGGCCCACGCTTCGGCGTCTTCCCGCGTGTCGAACGTCGCGCTGGGTGTCTGCCCGCGCATGCGGACTTGAACCCGAATGGTCCTGCCCCTTTGCTCGTAAGTTGCCAT